GAAAATTGTGAATCATGCTATTGAAAAGGTATTCATCTTCAAGCATTTCATCAATATCATCACCGTACATTTTTCTCATCCACATAGATCCAGAGAAAAACCTATCAATTGGATTTCTAACAATGGATATATGTGGAATATCTTTTACATCCAAATACTTCTCATAGTATTCTCTGTGAAAGTGTGCAAGTTCTATTCCATGCACAAGAAAGTATGGTTTGTCCGTCCCTAAATGATCGTCCCAAACAAAGTTTTGTTCTTTCAGGTTTGCTTCAAAGAACCTACCTGCTGTTCTTGGAATATGGACAAATAAAAATCTTTTACCAGTCGGAAGATGTTTGTATGTTGCCATCAAACAATCTTACTAAATCCTTTGACCTTATCAAATCTGATAACGTTTTCAAACTTGTCATGAAGGTCTGTCTTGTGAGAGATCACAAAGATATTAGCGTCTTTGATGACGTAACGGATAATCTTAAGGAACTCATCGGTGCCGAAGCCATCAAGGGAAGAGTCAAATACCTCATCCATAATCAGCAGGTTTGTATTGGCAGAGTTTTTGACACGCGCTACTTCACGCCAGGTGAAGAGTAGGGCAAGGTCGATTCTCATTTTCTCACCCTCACTGAAGGAACTATAAGAAAAGTCTTCGTGAATGGGTGATTTTACCGTTTCGTTAAATTCTTCATCCAAATGGAAATTAATGTAAAAGTCCATCATCTGTAGGTAACGATTGACCTGCTGATTTATGAACGGAAGATACTTCTTAATGATCTTCGTTTTTACACCATCATCCTTAAGTAAGGAGTAGGCAAAATCGTGATAAACGATTTCTTGTTTTTTGTCGGAGAGGTCTTCTATTGTCTTTTGGAGATTGGTTCTAAATTCCTCTAACTTCTCATGTTCAGAATTTCGGTTTGCAAGGTTCTCGGCAATTGTTTGAATTTCATGCTCAAGATCTCTGATTTGTCTCTGGTTGAGGCTAATCCGAGTATTGTTTTGAGAAATGCCATGTGTTAGTTTTGTAATCTCCTTTGAAAGTGCATTGAATTGACGCTCTCTCTCCTGTTCGAACTTTATTGTTGATTCAAGTTCTTCATACCCATCTTTAAGTTCCTTTGCCTTATTTTGAGCGTCGCTAATTCTATTTAACCTAAACTCCTCTTCAATGGTCTGAGTGCAGGTAGGGCATACCGTATTTTCGTTGAAAAACTTATGCTCCTTGGTAATAGCAGATACTTTCTGAGAGATTTTACCTTTGAGATTGTTAAGCTTTACTAACTTATCACCAGCACCAATAAGCATCTCTTGCTCTTTTGTGAGTGAATGGATTTGCTCTTCAGTAGTATCATTTTCTCCCATATAAACACCAACTTCTTTATCTAAGTTGGCAATCTTTTCTTTATTGGTATTGATATTGGCATTTCCACGATTCTCCAGTTCTTCAATGAAGTTCTGCTGCATCTTCATCTTATCCTTAAGAGTCTCTTTTTTCAAATCAAGGGACTTAATCTGAGACTTCTTCTCTTTAATAGCATCTTTGAGAATGTTATTCATCGCAGAAAAGATGCGAATGTCCAATAAGTCTTCAATAACTTCTCTACGGTTTGCAGAAGTCAATTGCATAAAAGGCACGAAGGTGCTGCTACCCAGAATAACAATCTGAGTAAAAGACTTATAGTTAAGTTTTAAAATACTTTCTTCCAGAATACGCTGCATTGCACGATCATCTGCTTCACGGTGCAATGGAGTACCATTCACAACAATATCAAACACTGATGGTTTGATACCACGACGAACTGTATACTGACGATTATTAATTGTAAACTCAATCTCAACTAAACACTCACGTTCGTTTGCAGTGTTGATTAGTTGTGGTTTGTTAATCCTCCGAAATGGTTTGTTAAAAAGAACAAACGTTAGAGCATCAAGAATGGTGGATTTACCGGCACCATTAGTTCCAACAATAAGATTTGTATGATGTTCCTGAAAATTAACTTCAGTGAACTGGTTGCCAGTAGAAAGAAAATTTTTCCACTTAATTTTTTGAAATGTTATCATTCACTCTTGGGGGAATAACGATGTCGTTGGGTGTTATCACTGCGTATTTGTAATTATACATCTTACACGTCCTGATGGCAAGTGCTCCATCAACTTCTACAACTTCCATCTCAGTAGAATCTTCTTCATCCTCAAGCATCATAGCATAACGCTCAGCATCATCTTCTTCTTCAAATAAAAACAGAACTTTTTCTCCACGTTTGTTTTGTACGGCATAAGCACCGTCGTCTTTTCTGTCTTTAAGAGTGAGAAGAAACATTACTCAACCTCGCAAGCCTGTGAATATATTTTTTGCAGAATACCTTTTACGATAGACTTATCACATTCCATTTCTGCCTCATCAATATATCTATTCAAGATAGAAATTGTGTTCTCAGTCTCATCAACCTCAAAGTCCTCATCTATGTGGATTTCAAAGTTTTCAACAATCTTGAGTTCTTGAACTCCCACAGAATAAAGTTTGTCAATGAATTTTTCAAACTCCTTAGGTTTAGACTTTTTCTTGACAATGACTTTTACAATCTTACCCTGATACTCACGGGCATCAAAGAGTTTGTAGTTGTTGTCTTCGTAGTAGATATTATGGAAAATTCTATAAGGATTATTGATTGGTGTATGCTCTAGAGTTTCAGTATCGAAGATGTGAAATCCACGAGTGTCATTCACATCATTCCAGAACATCTCATAGGGGTTACCTAGATAGAAGATTTTTCCGTCGTCCGATCGAGTGTGATAGTGTCCCGAGAAGACAGTTTCGAACTTCTCAAATAGTTCGCAGTCCATACCGTCTTCCATGACGTGCCCGCGATGAGCTCTGAATCCGTTGAGTTCAAGGTGCCCCATCGCACATATGCTACGTGAAGCTTTAATAGATGCGACAGTATTTTCAAAATTTTCATTATTGATCCAAGGAATAAAAAGAACTTTAAGTTTATCTAATTTAACTTCTGTACATTCAGAATATATTTTTACATTCTTGTACTGTTTTAACAACAAATCTACTGTATTAATATCATTGGTATTTTTATAATACGCAGTATGATTACCAACAATCGTATGAACAGTTATCCCCATCTCTTCAAGACGGTTATAATAATTCTCCTTTGCCCATTCAAGTGCCCATAAATCGATAGAGCGACGATTATCAAATGTATCGCCCATATCGATTACGACTTTGATGTCATTTTCTTTTAGATAAGGAAAGAAAATATCATCATAAAACTTTTTGAAATAGTCATGAAGGAACTTCGAACTCTTACGAGCGCCGAAGTGCTGATCAGTAATAATGGCAACCTTCATCGATTAGTCTTATACGTGATGTTATCCTTAATCGTATTATAGTCTGAACTGCTGCCAGAAAGCAAGCTATCGTCAACCATCATCACCTCATCAAAACCAGTACGTTCAATAATCTTGGTCTTGATTTCAAGTTGCTTCTTCTCCTTCTGAATACGACGGAGAAAGGCATAGTGAATGATCTGCGTAAAGTAAGCAAAAGGATTCTTCGACTTCTCAGGATCAAAGTTGTGAATGTACTGAACACAGTTTTCAATACCATCAGAGATCATATCGTCTCTGAACATATAATTCACAAAGTTGGGTTTGTATGAGAGGTGCGTAGCAATCTTCAAGAAACACTCACCCAGATAGTTTGGAATCATTGGTTTTCCTTCCCAATGCTTTGCTCTATCCTGTTTGGTTGGTTCTCTATCGTATTTCTTGATAAAATCCCTTTCTACCTTTTTTCTATAAACAATTAGTGCTTCGAGCAACTCCTTGTTGTTGACATAATGTTCAGACTTCTTTTTAGACATAAGGACATCTGTTTAATTCAATAGATTGTTGTTACTGTTTATTATAGCACACTTTTAGGACTTGACAACATTGGAAAATATGTGTAGACTACCTTTGTCTGGTTTGAAGATGAGATCTAGCTTTCTTTAGAGCCTTTAAATAAATCTTCTAGTTTCTTTCTTGCTTCTTCTACTGAAGATACGTAACCCATCTTATCGGTTATTTTTGTTTCATAGTTATCTTTTTTCTCTTGATATTCCTCTTCACACTCTTCAATGTAGTTGTGATAGATCTGAATTACAGACTCATCGGTAATTTCTGACATCGTAACTACTTTATCCATGTTGAGAACAAAGATATCATCATTCGGCAATTGCATCCATGGTTTGACCTTCAGTAGAGATCCATGAGATGTTGTAATAACTTTAATAATAACTGGAGATTGAAGTATTAATACTTGCCTATCTTCTATCATATCTGGAAGAACAAGAGCAAAGATTTCTTCTCCAGTGATTAGTTTTATTGAACTGTAGAATTCATCTCCCATTAGTTTTTAAGCGGTATGTTTACAATATCATAATTAAAGTTTTCTTCGTTATAAACTTTTATTCTCTCTATCAAATGATTAAGCGTGTAGTTTCTCCTGGCTTTGTAGGAAATGTCGTCAGCAATATCATAAAGAGTTGCTTTTGTTTTGTTATTGCCTTTCCTAAGGACTCGTCCGATGCTTTGGAGGTTTCTGATTCTGGATTTTGAAGGAGAAGCAAAAATAACATTGTGGAGATTCTTAATGTTAATGCCTGTGCTAAAAGTTCCGTATGAAGCAACAATTATGGCATTATCTTCCTTCTCAGTAATCTCTCTTACTTGTTCTCTGTCTTCGGTAGCAACGCCACCATGGACAAAGAATACATGACGTTTATCATCCTTTGAGTTATTTATCAGATCGAATAAGGGTTGTCCATGCCCTTCAACACGGGAAAATAATATGAGCGTATTACCTTTAAGATCAAGGGCAAGGTTACGTATAAACTTGTTTCGTCTATCATGGTTAATAATGTACTGGACTTCTTCTTCAAAGTTTTCGAATTTATGTGGTGGGTGTTTCAATAGAAGCACGTTGATATCCAACTTGGCAACGTGACCCTTCTTCATCAGTTCTTCTGTTCTGATGATTTTGTAGGAGGGACCGAATAATCCCTCCAATACCCATTTGTGAGTTTGTGTTCCATCCAGAGTGCCAGTAAATCCATAACGATACTTTGCATCTGAAAGTTTTGTCATTATAGATATTAATGACTTAGATTTGAACTGGTGTGCTTCATCTCCAACGACCACATTAAATCGTGAGAAATACTGTCGGGGAAGCTTGTAGATGGACTGCCAGGTGGTGATTATCACCTGAGAATCAGTCTCTCTTTCCCTCCCCGCATAGATCTTGTGGCAAAATGAACCTACGTCCCAACCATAGTCTGCAAAGTCTTTATACATCTGTTCTACTAGCGAAGTCGTCGGAACGACTATCAGAGTATTTTGCCCTTTCTCAACGTGATATCTCACAATCGAATATATCATCAGAGACTTTCCAGAAGCAGTTGGGGATATCAACAACTTTCTATTATGTCTTAGGGCGTCGTATACTCCCTCTACTTGGTACTCACGGGGAGCATACTTGCAAATAGCATTCATATAATCCTTCACACCTTCCATTGAGATCATTTCATTAGTCTCGAAAGGAAGACCATAGAATTTGTTATCAACAAACTCATAGGTATATTCATGGTTCTCGCAGAACCTTGTCAGTTTGTCTAATAACCCAACATATATCTCACCAGTCTGGGTATTGAATAGGCGAATTTTTCCGTCCCAGTACTTATTTCGGTACTGAGGCATAAACTTTGCGCCTGGTACATCAAAGGTAAATTGGTCTGCCAGTTCGTAATAGACGTGTGGCTCTGCTTTTACCTGAAGATATACTTCATTCTTTTTGGATATAACCAAATGAGACATGATCCATAAGTTTCACCTATGGGTATTTATTTCAGTATCTCAAGACATATGTTGGGAGATTTGATCTGCCGTTTGCTGTCTCACCTGAGAGTTTTTAAGTGCAGTTTGCTGATGCCTACGTGGTAAGTTTGCAATCCTTTCCCTTTCACTTGCTGCCGCTCTCTGGCGGGCGATTTCTTCAGGACTTGGTTGTTGTGCTGCTTGCTGCTGAGCAGCTGCTTGTTGTGCTGCCTGTTGCTGCGCCATCGCTTGTTGTTGTGCGGCTGCCTGTTGTTGTGCTGCGGCTTGTCTGTCAGCAATACTTTGTCTCAGTTGAGCAATTTTTGCTTGACGTGGAGTTTGTGGAGTTTGATCTGGTCCTTGTTGTGGTTGTTGTGGGGCAGGTCTATAATCAACTTTTACGTTACCGGGTCTTGCTTCACCTTTTGGTAAAGCTTGTCTTGGTCTTGCACTAACCTGTTGTTCTGCTGATTTTGCTGTAGCGGCAGTTTTATCAGTTCTTCCAGTCAAAACCATACCAGCAGTTCCTGGTGCATTAGATCCACCAAATTTTTGTGCTCCAGTAGTTGATACTTGTGATACATGACGAGTTAAATTTGGATGTTCATCATGGAGACCGTCAAGAATGTCTTGTGCGGCAACTTTTAATGATTGTTTTTCATCACGTCCAGCACCTTTCATGTCTGTATTTGCATTAGCAACTCTTTCAATTCTATTCATAATATCTTGACGAATTCTATTTCTTTCTTCTTTTGATTTATCACCATGAAATCTTTGAACGAAAGATTTTGATGCTGCCTTGTAAGTTGCTAAAAGTTCTCCCGCTTCTGCAGAAGCAAGTTGAGCACCACCACCTTTTTTCATACTAATTCCCCTTCTCTCTTTGGGGTTATCTGGATTATAAATTTCCAAGTCTCCTTTTGGAGTTACATTTTTACCACCAGCACCTTTCCAAGTTCTTGAAAGTTTTGCATTTGGATCTGATCCACCAGTAACTCTTGCGGGATGCATTTTCTCAACAGCACCTCTTAATTTTTTCTGAGATGCTAATTTGTGAACTCCGTATATTGCATCATCCAGTTCTCTATTATAATCATCCTCATCACTTGCACGTTTTCCATGTTTTGCTGAAAAACCTTTATTAGATTTATCAAAGTGCAGGGGGTGTTCTGGATCAGTTTTTGAGTACTGAACCTCTGTATTCATTATCTCTAACGCCCTATCATAATTTTTATCTAAAAGAGCATCTCTTACTTCTTTCCCATGTTCTGGATGGGAGATAAAATAATTCCACAGTTTTCTGTGTGCGTGCTCTTCGCTATATTTTTCGCAAATAACTTTAAATT